TAAAAGAGGCTGGACTATGAACTGGGGTGGTATAGATGCATATCCAAATCCAAAACCTTCTCAGAAATGGCATCCATGGAGAAAGAAATTTCTGTGGTTGCCTAAGATCATTGACAAAAAAATATACTGGTTACGATACGTTCATGAACGATTTCGTATGATATCATGGGCTCCAGGACTTGGTGAAGAACAATTTGAATACCAATATGCAGTCGATGTGTTTGATCTGATACAGAAAGATGCCTATGAAAAAGTTTAATGCTGATATCGACATCGACTTTGCAGATAGAGATGCTGTGTTAAAACATATTCGACACATTCCTGCTAGTATAAATCGTAATAATGAATGGTCAAAACACAATACTGGCATCTATGTTAATCCCATACCATCTAATACATTTACAAAGTTATCTAATATTGATTATATTACTGCTGAAGAACTTGGATATATTAAACTTGATTTATTAAATGTACATGTGTACAGTTTGATCAAAGACGAAAATCATTTGAATGAAATGATTGCTCATGAACCAAATTGGGAATTATTAAATGATAGATCCTTCGTGGAGAAACTTATTCATATCGGCAATCATTACGATCTTATTAATCGTATGCCTGATCCCATTACTTCCATACCTCGCATGGCTATGTTTCTTTCTATTATTCGCCCTGCGAAACGGCATCTCATAGGTTTGTCTTGGAAAGAGGTTGCCAAGACAATATGGGATAAGCCATCTGATGACGGGTATTTCTTTAAGAAAAGTCATGCAGTTTCATATGCACAATTAGTAGCAGTTCATATGAACTTATTAACTTAATTTACGAACCAGTTGAACAACTCTTCGTTTAGTTCTTTTATTTGCTAAGTTAGAAAGACTAACAACATGCCCTTGTTGTTCCTTAATATCTTTAACATTTAATGTTACTAAACTATATCTAAAATCACTCCAGGAATCTTTTAGAAAAATGTTAATGGGGATAAGTCTATTACTTTCCCACCACCATATATCTGCTTGTTCCAAAAATAATCTTTTGTGTTCTTCTGTTCTAAGTTTATTAAATGCATATATGCTAACAATATCACCGTCGTGATTTTGTATAACACCTACATAGTCACTATGTGTGTATTTGATAAAACTAAGGAATGGATAATTCTCTAACAAATGTTCTAAACTCAATGGCATAAATATTGGGAGACGGGGTTCAAAGTGCAATCAATCTCAGGATATTTATATAACCAAACCATTGACATGGTATTTAATTCAGACTCATTACCCAACAGGGAGAACACTCTGGTGTATGCAAAGCCTTTACAAATTTTCAAAGGTATCGATAATAAGATCAAGTTATTGGTTAAGAACCAAGATCAAAAACTCCAGAGTTTATTAGATACAACTGTTATTTTTAATTTAATAGATAGTGCTTCTAAGGAACTAATATTCTCCAGTAGAGTTATTCCTTACAGTGATAAAAAAGGATCTGCTTATCTTAGATTGGATAGAACAGAACTAAATGATCTAACTGCTGGAATTTATAATTACAGTATTCAACTTATTTCGAGCGATGGCGAATTTAAAATAGTCTATGCAGATGACAACTACAATGCACAAGGACAAGCACGTATTGTTGAAGGAGTTTATCCAACTTTTCAACCAAGTTTAGAACCAAAGTTGGGACCATTCTATAATAACAATCCTAACTTCAATGGGTATAGTGATGGCACATATGCTTACAGCGATGTCTTAAATGTTTTTGATCGTGTCAAGGCACGTGATGTACAGCAAACAGTACAGTATAGTGTCTCAGACTTTGTTGGACAGGTTTGGATACAGGGTAGTTTAAGTGCTACTCTAACTGCGTATCCAGATGATTGGTTTGATATTACTTACATTTACTTTGGTGGTAATACAGGTTGTTACTTTGAAAATTTCAATGGTAAGTTTGGTCTAATTAGATTTAAGATTCAAACCCAGCAGGGCACACTTAACAAGATACTTTACAGACCATAATTAATCTGCTATAATAAACTATGTTTATCCAACAGGAAATACTATCAGCATGGACTAATGGTCGTAGAACCAAGGGTACTGCTGCTGGTTGGATTAGTGCTAATGCTGTATGCTGCCACCATAATGGGCAAAATACTGATCAGCGTGGCAGAGGCGGCATGCTACCCACTCGAGAAAGTGGGGTTAGTTACCATTGCTTTAACTGTGGCTTTACTGCTGGCTGGCAACCTGGACGACGCATTACTCTTAAGATGCGTAAACTACTGGGATGGATGGGAGTAAGCGAAGATGATATACGTCGTCTTAGTTTATTTGCTCTTAGTAATCTAGATACAAGTTTAGATGTTAAGAAAGAAGTTATTAAAGAACTTCCTAAATTTGAATGTAAAGAAGTTTGCCCAGGGCATGATCTACTAGATTGGTTTGTCATGCAGGATATAACTGCTGATGATTTAGATCAAGCAATAAAAATACTTGATTATGTAGATTCAAGAGGACTTGAGAACAAAGTAGATTACTTTAAATGGCATAACGATAAAAACACACACATATACAATCGTGTGCTTGCTCCATTTACTTGGCTCGGACAACCAATGGGGTACACTGGAAGAAGTATAATTCCTGCTAAGAGAAAGTATTATACAGAACATCCACCACATTTTGTATTCAATTACGATAAGCAACAACAGGATGCTAAATTCTGTCTAGTTGTTGAAGGTGTATTTGATGCTATTGCAATTGATGGGCTTTCTATCCTTACAAACGAATGCAATGAATCTCAAGCAAATATCATTGATAGTTTGAATAGAGAAGTTATTGTTGTCCCCGACAGAGATAAAGCAGGAATGTCTTTAATTAGAGACGCAATGGAATATGGGTGGAATGTTGCATTTCCAGATTGGGGTCAAAATATCAAAGATTCGTCCGATGCTGTTGCTCAATATGGGCAGTTATTTACGATGCGTAGTATCCTGGATAGTGTTGAGACTAGCAATCTTAAGATTCAGTTGATGATGAAGCGTTGGGTTGATAACTAACATATTTTGAAAACATCTTTTGAAAATCAATTTGATTGCTTGCCTTAGGGGAGCATAGTCCACATAAACAAGATTTTTTAGCACATTGTATAGTAGGCATTCCGTTAGTCATCATACTTTTCAATTCTGATAAGATTAAATCTGCTTGATCTAGATGTCCAAATGGTCCAACAGTTCCATCTAATTTCATACGACAATCTTTGTTGTGATAAACTTCTTTAGAAATCTGTCTAATATAAAGAAAGAACCAATTAACACTACAACTCCATCCTTCAAAATTATTTTTTATAAAGAAGTTGCGTTCTTTAAAATTGCCATTTGTGCATAGTTGTCTTCCACCACAGCAAGCTCTTCCAACTTTAGACATGTTGAGATCTTTACTGTCATCAATTTGAATTTCTTCTGTTTTATAACTCTTGTTATTATACAAGTTATTAAGCCAATTTATTTGTTCGCTGGAGTATGTGTGCTTATCATCAAACTTGTCTAATTGCCGCGGAAGGAATTCTAAATTATTTTCTTTACAGAATTCAATCATATTGATTGCATCATCAAATTTATGTGGATTCATTAATACAATGACTTTAACTTTTTTCCCATATTTTTTAAGACTTAGTACATTATTTTTGAATTGGGATTTTTGTTTTTGATTGGCTTCTGTATGATAACTTACTGTCCAATAATCAATGGTATCTTTTAACTTATTAATAAGCGATTTACCTGCTACTAAATTTGTAGTGGTTTGTACTGTCAATCCCCAATCATTTTCAAACTTTTTATATTTCTCTCGTATCGTCTTGTATATGGTTATAATATCGGGATGAAAAATACTTTCCCCACCGTAGACATTTAGTATAACTTCTCTACCCCATTTTGGCTTATTTTGCATATAGATGTTGACATATTCAAACATAAAATCTATAGTTTTTAAACAGTCACTGAGTGGCGGATGTTGGGTGCTATTATCATGATACATTGATGTACAATAACTGCAATCTAAATTGCAACGTAAAGTAATTTCCCAATCCAATAAGAAACTAATTTTATTCTGTGGATCAATTGCTGGTTCAACTATATGCATTAGGTACTTATTGTAGTAATATATAATGACTTACGTTTCATGATAAGTGTATAATAGTAGCAATGGCAAATAATTACGAATCCGGTATACAGAAGTTATTTTTGGAGATGATGGTTCAAGACTCTCAGAGTTTTGTCCGTGTTCAAAATATCTATAACATCGAGAACTTTGATAGAAGTTTGCGAATTCCTGCTGAGTTTATTAAAACTCACTGTGAAAAGCATAACTCTATGCCCACGTTTGAACAGATTAATGCTGTATGTAAGAGTGATTTACAACCTGCTCCTGGGCTACATGAAGAGCATTATAATTGGTTTCTTGAAGAGTTTGAAGGATTCACCAGACAGAAAGAACTTGAACGTGCAATTCTAAAAGCAGCAGATCTACTAGAAAAAGGTGAGTATGATCCAGTTGAAAAACTAATCAAAGATGCAGTGCAAATTAGCCTTACTAAGGATATGGGTACAGATTACTTCGCTGATCCCAAAGGGAGATTGATGAGGATTAAAGATAATAACGGGCAAGTAAGTACAGGATGGACTACTCTGGATAAGTTGCTATATGGTGGCTTTAACAGGGGCGAACTTAATATCTTTGCTGGCGGTTCTGGTAGCGGTAAGTCACTATTCATGCAGAACATTGCTGTTAACTGGATGCTTATGGGACTTAATGGTGTTTATATAACATTAGAATTGAGTGAAGAACTTACATCGATGCGTATCGATAGTATGCTTGCAAATATCAGTAGTAAGGATATCTTCAAAGAAATTGATACAGTTGATATGAAGATTCGCATGGTTGGTAAGAAAGCCGGCAACTTACAAATCAAATACATGCCAGCACAAAGCAATGTAAACGACATCCGAGCATATCTCAAAGAACTACAGATTAAAACTAACACTAAGTTAGACTTTATTATGCTGGATTATATGGATCTGCTAATGCCAGTTAGTGCTAAGGTAAGTCCAAGTGATTTGTTTGTTAAGGACAAATACGTTGCAGAAGAGGTTCGTAATCTTGCAAAAGAATTGCAGATGTTGTTGGTCACTGCAAGTCAGTTAAATCGTGCTGCTGTTGAAGAAATTGAATTTGATCACAGTCATATTAGTGGTGGCATTAGTAAGATTAATACAGCAGATAACTTGTTTGGTATTTTTACCAGTAGAGCAATGCGAGAGCATGGGCGTTATCAATTGCAGTGTATGAAAACTCGTAGTAGTAGTGGTGTGGGACAAAAAGTTGAACTTCAATTTGACATCGATACATTGCGTATTATGGATGCGCCCGAAGATGAAGGCGGCATTGCAAAGAAACCCAGTAGCATAATGAGTCAAATAAAACAACAGAATATATTAAGACCGGTAGAAAAACCAGTGGATACTCCTAAGATTAATGCTGAGATAAACAGCAGTAAGTTAAAACAAATGTTAGCCAGTATTAAACAAAATTAACTGCTAAAACGTATTGATTATCTTTACAGTATAGATACAATAAATAACTTGGGGATTAATTTGCGTAAGTCTACTCGTAGCATTCTTGATGAAATTAGTACAATGGTACCAAATCATGATAGAAATTTGGTAATTGAAAGTCGTGCTAATCATATCATTAACAGTGCTATAAATTTAATTCAGCAGTTACATGAATCTTTCGACGATGAAAGTGCAGATGAATTAGAACGTCGATTAATTAATAGTATACGTGGCAGAGATCCCAACAAATTTATTAGAGGCTTAAGGAAATTTCGCAATGAAGACCAGTGATATAATTTTAAATGAAAACACTTTAGATGAAGGCTTCTGGGATGATATTAAAACTGCCTATACTAGTGGTCGTGATGATTATATCAAGCGCAAGGCCGCCGAACTTGGAATGACCCCGCAAAATGTAATTGCTACTGCTAATAAGAAAACAGGAGGAAAAGTAGCAGGGCAAACTAGTAACACTCCAAACGCCATTCGTCAACGTAATTCAAGAGCAGCAGCAAAAGGCGGAGCAGCAGCGCCAGTACCAGTGGCAGGTAAGCCGGGAGCAGCGCCACCGCCAGTAGCAGTACCAGTA